ATTTACTTGTATTTTCTACATTCCACTCAGATGTCTGCACTTTCCAATCTGGGATGTTATCTTTCACTGTAAATGAAGGTATATCCCAAATGCATCTATTATTAGGTTGTGCTGCATAGTTCCCGTCATCGAGAGCTATGATGTGAGCACACTTGTGCTCGTGCGGTACCTCTGAATGGTCCGTATCTAATATATTACTTTCAGGGTGGGCAAAGTCAACCGTAAATAGGTACTTGCCAGGGTGCCATTTCTTGTCTTTTCCTATGTATTTACCAGCTTGTCCGTCTAAGATATCCCAAGAAGTAACAGCAGGATAGTAAGAAAAACAATTCCAGAGCTGTAGTTCATCAAGTCTTCTTCTGGGGACTCGATCGGGGTCAAATCCCTTTTGAATAAACGCGCTAATTGGTAGGCGATAAAATATTGCACCGTTTTCCATAATAGCGTGAAATAATATGCTACGACCTGTAACAGCGCTAAGACCAAAGATAATACAGTCTTCAACTTCTCCATGATGTTTTTTAAGATCATAGAGATACTCTCTCCTGATCTGTGCATATTCTACTGGTATGTTTGCATTTAAGTAAGCCATAGTTATCCATAAATATCACCCCAAGTGTCTCCGGATTCGAAGTCAACTTTGTTTGGGACTGCAAGACTAACAGCATTTTCCATAATTTCAATTATTCTTTTTGACTCCTTCTCATCTCTTACGGAAATATCTAGTTCGTCATGTATTTGTATGTGAGGTATAATACCTTCGTTGTAAAGATCTAACATAGCTTTCTTTGTCATGTCAGCTGCAGATCCCTGTATTAATTTATTTAAAGCTTTGTATGTAAAGGCTCTTCTTATTTGTCCTCTACCATAAGTTCTTTCTGCTTCTTCAAACTCCATTGGTTTATGCATACCAAATCTATTTGGTTCCCATTTTGTAAATCTACATCTACGGCCTAGTAAAGTGCCAATAGATCCAGAGGACTGCGCGTGTCTTGATGTGTAATTCATTAGATCTCTTACAAAAGGCACGTTCTCATGATACTGATTAAATAAATCTTCTGCTTCTTCTTTTGTATTTAAACCAAGTTCAGCTTGTAGTTTAGCTTTGCCCATACCATAGAAAAGACCCAAATTGATCGTCTTAGCTTGTGTTCTAGATATGTTTGCCATATCTGCAACTGTTTGATGGAAATCTACTGAGTCATTATTAAATTTATCAACAATATTTTTTACAGAATGATCAAAACATATTGGCTCAGTTGTTGCTGCATAATGCACAACTAATCTTGGTTCTTGTTGTGAGTAATCAAAACAACCCCACTTACAATTTTCTTCTGGTAAAAACAATGAACGAATCATTGGACCTAAATCTTTATTTCTAGCAGGGATTTGTTGTAGATTTGGATTTGAATAACTAAACCTACCTGTAACCGTTCCACCCTGATCAGATCGTATAGGATTAATATCTGCGTGTATTCTACCTCTATGTTGATGTTTTAATATGGTATCTATGAAAGTTGTGTGCGCCTTGTTTATCTCTCTAGCTTTTGCTATATTCTTAACCAAAGGATGATTGTGATTGGAGAGGAAGTTTTTTGTAAATGAAGGTGACTGCGTTTTCTCGGTTCTGGCGTAGGGTAAGGAAAGTTTGTCAAAAACTTTGGATATACTTCTTGCTGCCCATATTTGAACATCTATGCCTGTTTCTTTTTTTACTGACAGTAGGAGTTGTTCTTCCGTTTTACATAACTGCAGTTTCAGCATATGAGCACGTTCGAGATCGACACGAACCCCTTTAAACTTCATATCAATTAAACACGGAAACAATTGTGTTTCTAAATCAAATATCTCCACTAAATTTTTCTTTTGTATTTCTCTTGATAGTGCTTTGAATAACTCTAATGTAATTTTAGCATCTTGCTCTGCATAACTACCAACATACATCGCAGGTAATTTGTATAATTCTTTTTTAGGATCTATGCCCCATGACTCTGCAGCTTCTTTCAAAGCCTTTTCATCTTTTACTTCTCTAAGATAATCATATGATATGCTATTCAATGTATACCATAATCTGTTTTCATCTATTAAGGACGCCATAACCATAGTATCCATAATGTGACCATTAATAGGAATACCATAAGATTTAATCCAACAGACATCATACATTGCGTTATGAAATATTTTATAAGAATCAGTGGCACAAACTTTTCTAAACCATTCTAAAACTGTTCTTCTATCTATGTTACCACCACCTTCGTGTGCGATAGGATAATAACCTTTCCAACCTTCAACGGCAACTGCTATGCCAACAATCTCCCCTCTGCCTTGTATAGCACCGGAGCCTCTTGCTTTTAAATCTGGATCTTTTGTTTCTAAATCGATAGCTATATATTTCTCTCCTGATAAATCAGGAAAATTATCGGGACAATCCCATTCTGTTTGTGCTGTAAACATTATTTCTTTTTAGTATCTTGTAACTTAAGTATCTCTAATTCGCAATAGTGAATTATTTTTTGTAGATCTTTAATTTTATCCTTGTGTAAATACCTACAAACGTACTTCACAACACAGCCCTGAAAAAACGAAAGGTTATTTTTAGAAATAAATTCGTACGGCTGAATGTGAAAATTTTTATAGTGAGATCCACCTATTTGTCTTAATTGTGGAAATGCACTTTCTAAGTCGTCTTTATGTGTCATATTATTGGTGCTCCTATGTTGTATTGATACTCGTAGTGTTGACTACAAATAAACAAGTTTTCTTTTGCTCGAGTTATACCTACAAAAAACAAACGATGTTCTGGATCAGGATTTCTTCTTGCTGATTCATAAATAATTCTTTCAATATCCGTAAACAAAATTACGTTATCGCACTCCTCACCTTTTACACCGTGTATTGTAGATAATTTTATTCTTGCAGGTTTCATTAAATCATCACCTGACTCTAATAATTTTTTTATATATAACTTACTTGACTCTGGAAATTTCAACTGCTCCCAGCTCCCCGCTGCTCGCAACCCGTGTTGTTCTCTAAGTCCTTCAAGATTTATCGAGGTTATACTTTCTAGAGACTTACCACTTGCATACCCTCTAACAAGATGTCCATCTTTAACTGTTAAATAATCCCACAGATCTTTTACATCTTCTTTACTTACCATTGCACCTTGATGCAAACGTTGCCAAACTCTATATGCGCTTAACATTTTTTTAGGAAGTAACTCCTGCGCTTTTGCTTCAAATCTATAATTCATACTGTATAAATGATCACGTAACCTTTCTAACATTTTATTCGTTCTAGTCAATATCATCCAGTTATCTTGATGCAAAGGTAAGTCTTCAAAATCTGCGTTCATTGTAACAGACCCCTCTACGTCTCTTGGTTTCCATTCTTTAACTAAACGTTGTGACATATGTGGGAATATACTCGTAGCTAACTTGTGCACAGATCTTGGAACTCTACGAGATTGAACTTGTGGATCTAACTCTCCTTTTAAATCTATAAATATATCTGGTGAAGCCCCTTGAAAAGAATAAATTGTTTGGTCATCATCCCCTGCAATGTAAGAACGAGCACACTTACTCTCTATGTAAAAAAACATATCCCACTGCAGAGGACTTAGATCTTGGGCTTCATCGAGGAAAACACAGTGTAGTGGTGGACACTTGTCTTCCTCGACAAACTTGGAAATCATGTCGGAGTATTCAATCATACCCGTATTATCTTTATAAGTTTTTAAATCTTCAGCTATTTGTTCTGTTAACCAAATGTCTGTGCTGTAATGTAATTCTAATTCCATAGCTGCTTCTTCAAGAGTTATCTTTTTATTTCTAGATAGCTCTATTATTCTCATGTGTGGATTTGTATGTTCAACATAACCATTAATATTTATTCTAGATTCAAAAGATAGATCAGCACATATTCTAGAAAAGTTTTTAAAACTTTTCCATTTATCACCTTTTAATAATTGTGTTTTAGTATTTATCCCACACTCTTGTGTTCCCATAGAATGCATAGTGCTTACGTATATTTTATCGTTTTTAATTCTATCTCTAGCTACGTTAGCTGCAGCATTACTAAAAGCTATGTATGCTATTTTTTCAGGATCAGTTTTTTTTAATTCTTCATCAAGATAGCCCATAAGTCTATGAGTTTTACCTGTGCCTGGAGGTCCTGGTATTATTATTCTATGCAAAAGGGGCCTCTTTCATTTTATCTTTCCGTGTATTTGGTTTATCTAGTTTTAATGTAGGAAGTGCCATATATCTTACACTCTTATTATTAATCTTACCTGGTATTTCCTCTGCATCAAATAAAGTCTCTAACATTCTTGCTGTCTTTTGTTTTGGATATTTTTTTGTATCCCATATTTTTGTCCTGACCATATACTTCCAAAAGTCTTTAAATTTAAAATAGCTGGTGCCTTCTTCTGTGTAAGAGAGCCCTCTTAAAATATCTTTCCAATCTTTACCTGGTATTTTATTTATATAATCTAATAGTAATTCTTTTAGCTGCACATCTATCTTTGTAGACTCTGGAGCTTCTATTGGTATTGTATTTTTTAATAATTTATTTATTGCCTTTCTCCAAATTAGTTTACCCACTGGTGGCATAGCTTGATTGATTTGTTCTAAACATTTAAGCGAAAATCTATCTGGCTCGTGTAAGTCTTGTGATTCTACTTCTACTTGTTCATCACCTATCGTTACATAATATAAAGGTGGATCAGAAT